GAAGACCAAAGTCAAGGTATAATTGACATGGTAGCTATTAATGAAGAAGGAGATATGCTGTTGATAGATGTTAAAGCATTAGCAAGGAGAACTAATGGTACTAAAATTAATAGGATACTTAGACCCAATCAAAAGAAACTTGAAGATACGCTTAACACTAAGATACAATTAATTTATGCTGATGTAGAGACAGGAGAAATAGCTTTTAATAGGAGATACTAATAAAAGAATTTAAAGGCTTTCAATAGTATATATTATTATTTCTTTTTCTTTACCCTTTACATGGATAGGGTCTAAGAATATAGTGGGCATAGTAGAGTTAATAGCTGTGCTATGTCCTATAACTATATCCTCTCCAACTTCTTTTGTAGAACTTTCTAATCTAGCTGCTAAATTAACAGCATCACCTATGGCAGTATAATCAAAGCGTGTATCACTTCCCATATTTCCTATCACAGCTTCTCCTGTATTTATTCCTATACCAATTTCAATTCCTAAGTCTGCTTCTTGCATATTCTTTTTTATTTCAAGAGCTGTTTTTATTGCCTTAGTTTCGTGGTCAGCTAAGTCCATAGGTGCGTTAAATATAGCCATCATTGCATCACCAATATACTTATCAACCATACCTCCGTGTTTCTTTACTGCATCAGCTTGTATAGTTAAAGCTTTGTTCATTATCTCTGCAACTTTTTCAGGCTCTAGTCTCTCTGATAAACTTGTAAAGCCTCTAACGTCTGTAAATAAGAACGTACAGTTTCTTCTCTCACCACCTAACTTTAATAGTTCAGGATTATCTTGTAATCTTTTTACTTGTCTTGGGTCAAGGTAATGTTCAAACTGTTTCTTAATCTGTTGTCTTAATTTAAATTGTGTTCTAAAGTTAAGATAGAATTGTTGAGTTGCAATAAGTGTCATACATGTCATACTCCATGTAGAATCTATAAGCACATTTTGACTTACAAAGTAGTATTCAAGATATCCCACACCTGCTAACATTCCGAAGAATGATACTACGCCTTTGGTGATACCAAGATAGTTTATTGCAAGAGCTGTCAGTAAGCCTGAGAGGCATAATAACAATAACTCAACAAACAATCTAAAGTCTGGTATCTGAGGTGTATCCATTAACATACTTTCAGAGAGTGCTGCTTGTATTTTATGAGGTTCTAATAGTCCGGTAGGTGTTGCAAGTTGAGGGGATATACCCTTGGCTGTAAAGCCTACAAACACAAACTTGTTAGCAACATCCATTTCATCTAATGTAGTTTGTGGTGTGTCTACCCAGCTTACATATTTACGACCTAATGAATCTGTAGAGATGGGTGGGATGCCTCTTACTCTAACCTGTTCAATTCCATTCTGATTTGTAACAATCTGATAAGTTTGACCACCTCCTAGTATTTTTAAAACTTCTGTTCCAAACGAAGCTACCCACCCATTGTCTATTTGCTGTAGTAAAGGTATACGCCTTACTAAGTTATCTACATCTACTGGTGCAGATATAGCACCTTGTCCTGCTGATTGTTTTAATACATCTATGTTTTCTAAAAAGCCCTGTGCTTTTGGTAATGAAATGATTGGTCCTTTGATAACTGTACCTACTGTAGAAGGGTAACTATTGTTAGCTACTTCAGGCATAGCTATAACACTAGGAGACTTTGAAAGCTCTAAAGCAAACGCATCGTCTCCTCCTAGTCTATCAGGGTGTGGGAATAACATTACCCAACCAACACCTAACGCACCTGAGTCCATTATATCTTTGTGAATCTTTGCAAGTGTATCTCTAGGCAGGGGATATCCACCCTGTTCATCTAGGAATTGTTCGTCTATGTTGAGGATTGTAAAGTATCCAGTTGGTTCTGGAGTTGTAACAAGAGCATCAAAAGTCTTGAGTCTCATTACTTCTAGTGGTACAAGGTTGAAGAGGAGAGGTAAAGTTAGTAGAGTTAATAAGGTGATTGCCCACTTCATGTTAGTCTCCTTGTGTAATTTTAATAGTAGAGTCTCCTCCACCATTAACTATAATCTGTGTGCTCTTACCATTCTGTATCATAATAATAGTATAAGCATTTGACTTGTCTAAATCTAATCTTACTGTATCTTCTAAAGATTTATAAAAAGTTATAAGGTTATCTGTAAGAAAAGTATTTATTTGTGTAGTAGAATCGTATCCTACTTTAGTACCTTTTAAATCTAAGCTAGTATTTAAAATAGTTTCTGTCTGGTCTAGCTCATTTACATCTGCTATTACATCTAGCAAGTCTTCTAAAAAATTTACATCAAGATAGTTTATATCTAACTCTGTAAACTCAAGCTCATCTCCGGCTAAGTAATCTACTTCTAAATCATCGAACTCCAGAAAGTCAACATCCAAAATGTTAGTAGTATTGCCGTTTCCATTTTCTCCTTGAACACTTAGATTTTCCTTTGGTGGGTTAATGATTAACATGTTATCAATTAACTCAAGTGTCAAGTCAAGAATAACGGGGTTACTCGGTGCAGCTTCAAACATTGAAACTGTAGTAGCTTGATAAGGCTTGTTAAGAACTACCTGTCCCATAGCTGTCGCAACAACTATTTCTCCACTAGGTAAACCGTCATTGTCTGGTAATAATATAACTAAACTACGACCTAACTCATCTACAGTCACAGTAAAGTCTGTACCACGTATACCAATCGTAGCACTAGGAGTGTTTATAGTAATGTTTTCTTTATCTATGGTGGCTAACTTACCAGTAATAAACCTTGCAGTTCCACTAGCAAATTGTAAAGCCATCTTAGATTTAGATGGGTCAGGGTCATAGATAAATTCATCTATAATTAATTCAGAATGCTCAGTCAATCTAACTTGGCTGTCATCTAAAAAAGTAATCCCCAATCTCCCATTAGAAGTTTGGACATTATCGTAGCTGTTTATGTCTAGGTCTATAGAAGCTTGATAGGTTTCGTCTCTTACAACTTGACCTGCTCCTTTCAGTTCAGTTATGTTGCCAATATTAGCAACCGACTGCACTTCCCCCATCGTTCTGGATGACACAGATAGTACCATTAGACCCAGTAGAAAGTATTTTAAGCCAGTCATTATCGTTTGTACTCATTTGATTGATGTTAAAAGTTCTGCTGTTACCTGTTTGGTCAAGATAAAAGTACCCACCTGCGTACCCTTGCCCATCAAAGTTTACAGTATTAGAATCTCCATCTATGTCCATGTAGTTTGTACCACCATCATAGTCTATATCAGCATTAATTACGTTACCATCTCCGTTAATAATCCAATCTAAATCTGTGTTACTAGCCATAGAACTTGTAGCTAAATCAAGTGTAAAAGTATTTGTACTACCAGTAACATCTACATTAACATTAGAACCATCAGCTCCATATGTATTAGTAGGGTCTACTTGTATAGTAAAATTATTTGTATCACCATCAAACTCAAAGAAACCTACAAAGTTATCAGCAGTAATGTCTCCTAAAAATTTGTTAGTGTCTCCTATTTGATTTACGTCAAGCGTCATTGTACCACCGTCTAGGTCTAGCGGTGTCATTGAACCTGCAGAAGACAATAGTCCTCCTATCAAGTTAGCCGAACCTAGTTGCTCCAAATCTAAATTAGCAGTAGCTCCACTTTGCTCTACATATATCTCGTTATCTGCTGCATATGTCATTACAGACATAATTACTAATGCAGTTAGTATTAATTTATTATTCATATTCCCAATAGCCTCTCTCTATTCCTGTATATATTATATTTAAAACCCCTGTCTCTACTGCTTTTTGTAAAGCTATAGACACACTCTCATTCTCAGCTACACCACCTTCTATCTCTACTAGTTCAGTAGACTCCTCGATAAAACGAAATATATCCTGCGAAATACTTGTGGATATAATGCTTTTAGAAACTAATGTTTCTGTTAGCACTTCTCCTGTTGATACTGATACTAACCTTAATGATATAGTAACTATATCTTCTCTATAAGATTTTGAATTTCCAATCCCTAGATAACGTGCACCAATACCACCAGATTTTAAGTTAGCTTCATAACTAACAACTCCACCTTGCACTAAAAGCCCTGCAAACAGCAGAGGTTTCATCTTGTTATCTTCTTCAAACTCTTTACGAGTAGTTCTAATAAGCTGTCTTTCTTTTACTAAGTCATCTAAACCTACTCTTTCAACAACTCTAAAGAACTCTCCGTTAGCTGTATGCTTAAAAGCTCTTATTAAAAAAGCTTCTGGTGCTTGTGTAACTGCTGTGCTAAACAAAGCAAAGGTGCTGTTACTTCTACGCTGTCCTGTTAAGTCTCTAAAACTATTAGGATATATAGCTATTGTAGGTTTACTCTTAGCTGGTGGTAAATTTTTTAATTCTTCTGATTGTAGTTCTAAAGTAGAAGTAGACTGTATTTTTTTAGTTAATACTAAGTCGTCATTCTCCCATATAACTGCACAACTAGAAAGTAAAAGTACCGATAGGCAAAGAAATCGTTGTAGAATTCCCATCACTGTCCGTTATAATTAAAGTTATTATTCCATCGACAACATTATACTCAATAGTATTGCCTTCTAATTCTAGTATGCCACTATCTGAGGGCATCTCTCCAAATAAATTTTCTACTAACTGTCTAGAAAGTTGAGCATAAATTCTAGATTCTAAGTTCCTAACAAACCTAGCTAAAGTTGTGTTCTCTTTGTCTCGTTCTATTTCATCTTGTAAAGCTTTTATCTCTGCTTTAAGGGCTTGTTTACGATTGAACTCTTGGTTTTGAATTGTAAGATAATGTGAGCTTGTATTAACTCCGTTAAAGCTAGGGCTTTTAAATTTAAATACTACCTCGTCTGACAAACTTCCTATAGAAAAACATACAATAAGTGCACACCAAAAA